CACTCAGTTCGAAGCCCGGAAAGCCCCCCAAGACCATCAAAGGGACGATCAAAAAACAATTGCTATACGGGTTCGATCCTGCGACCGAAAGCGTGGTGATCGGACCAATTCCGTTCACTCCCAACAGCGGCGCCCCCGAGACGCTGGAATTCAGCGGATCGGTACAGATCGGCCCGCGTCGCGTCTCAATCGCCAAGCGTCCGTATATGGGACCCGCCCGCGAAAAAGTGCAACCCCAAGTCGCCGGCTTTTTCCGCGACAGCCTATAGGAATCGATCATGGGAAAACAAGTCGGCCTCGACATGAAGCTCTACCGGGCCACCGGTTCGCCCGCCTGGAACCTGATCGACAACGTCCGCGACCTGACCGGTCCTGATTCGTTCAGCGAAGCGGATGTCTCCTGCCGGGCCGTGGGGATCAAACTCACCGAGCCTGCACTGCGCGACATCAGCTTCGAATGGGAAATGGTCTATGACGAGACCGATACGGATTTCACCACGCTCCGCACGGCCTATGCTGCCAAGACGCTGGTCGAGTTCGCTCTGGCCGATGGGCTGATCGGTACCGCCGGAACGACTGGCTCGGGGGGCGTCGCCGGTTCCAAATACATCCGTGTCGAATGCAAGATTTTCAAGTTCGAACGCAACGAAGCGCTGGAGGGAGCGAATCTGTACAGCGTCGTCGCCAAGCCCTGTTATTCATCCGCCGCTGCCCCGGCAATTACCACTGTTTCTTAATCCAAGCCGTCCGAAAGTATCCGAGGAGCAATGGCGATGAGCAAGCAAATTGGCTTGGATATGTTCCTATATTGGAACAACAGTATCCGGGCAACGCCTGACTGGCAGTTGATTTCGGACGTCCGGGACCTGACCGCTCCCGACTCGATGGGAGAGGCAGATGTCAGCCGACGGGCCGTCGCTCGCAAAGAACAAGAGCCGACGCTGCGGGACATCTCGATTGAGTGGGAAATGGTCTACGATCCCAGCGATGCCGGGTTCGCCGAAGTCCAGACCCGCTATTACGCCCGCACACTGATGGAGCTGGCCCTGGCGAACGAAGCCATCGCCACCAGCGGCGCGGAATACCTGCGCATCGAATGCAAAATCACCAAGTTCGAACGTAATGAGGCACTCGAAGGCGCCAACCTGTACAGCGTCGTGGCGAAACCCTGCTGGCCGGGGTATTTCCTGTTCGGCACAACCTGATCTTAAACCCGAGACGGTAAAACATGACCGCCGAAGCAGAACTCAGGCACAAAGGGGACACGCTCGATTTCACCCCGGAATCGGGTGTGACGGCCGGAGACGTGCTGCAGCTCAAGGATGGCCGCGCGGGATATGCCCTGGAGGACATTACCTCGGGCGTGCTGGGCGTCCTGGGAGTCAGCGGGGTCGTGCGAATCCCCAAGACAACCGGGATCCAGATTCTCGATGGCGGGGATGTCTTCTGGGATTATTCGGCCAACAAAGCCCACTTCATGCCGGTCAATGACCGGGATTTCTTCATCGGAACAGCGGTCGGCGACTGGGCCAGTGCCTCGACGCTGGCCGAAGTAGCGCTCAACAATTACGGCCGCTATCTGATCGATATGGCCCGCGACGGCTTTCGAACGACGATCATCGGCACGCAGGCCCTATCGACAATGGGGCTTTGGCGACGTGGCGGCTGTCACAACATGATCCTGTCGAGCACGAGCGAAGCCCAGAAGGTCGATGCCCTGAGCGTGGCCGGGTTCGTGGGGACCGCGAACGGCATCGTCGAAATGATCTTCGCCGTCCCGAATGATGGGGCCGGGACCGTCGTCGACGTGAATGTGGGGATCGCCGCCGGCACGCACGCGACTGATGCCGACAGCATCGCCCAATACCTTTTCATGCACCTGGACGCCAACGTCACGAATATCAATTTTCAGTCGAAGGACGGCACGACGACCGTGGCCTCAACCGACTCGACGACCGATTACACGGAGGGCTCGGCGGTCGCCAACTTGGTCTACGTCTGGTTCGACATGCGGAACCCGGCCGACGTGCAAATTTATGTCAACGGCGTGCTGGTCCTCGGCTCGACCGTGTTCGACGTCAGCGCCATGGCCAGCACCTGGTTCCTGCTGGCCCACATCGAAAAGACCTCCGCGGCCGATGTCTACGAATTCGACCTGCACCGGCTGCGCGTGCGGATTGCCGAGATTTAACCACCAGAGGGAAAATGCACTCATTTCTCGATTCGGCGACTCCGCAGCGCACCTGGAACGTGTCGCTCAATATCGGCACGATCAAGCGTGTCAAGAATTCATCCCTGGGAATCGACCTGGTTGAAATCAATCAGCCGTTGCGCGACCCGGATGCCGACCTGGGAGTACCTCCCGATAAGGACGCGCCACCGCTGATTCTCCAACTGGCAACTGATCCTTGCCTCTTGTGCGACGTGCTCTATGTGCTCTGCAAACCGGACGCGGACAAGATCCCCATTACCGACGAAGATTTCGGGCAATCGATGGGCGGCAATGCCCTGCGGGACGGCCAGGCGGCCCTGTTCGCGGAGCTGACCGATTTTTTCCAGCAGCTCGGCCGGACGGAGAAAGCGAACGTCGTGAGTCAGGCCGAGCGGATCGTCAAGGCGACAATGGGAGCGGCGAACCAGAGGATGATGTCGGTCGACGTCGAAGGGCTGACAGACCGGGTGGTTGGGAAATTATTTACCGATGCGCAGGCATCATTGGAATCGACCCTGACCAATTCACACTCCGCGAACTGACCTGGATGGTCGAAGGCAAACAGCGCGAAGCCTGGGACCATACGTCAGCCATTATCGCTTCATTGTTCAATTGCCAGCGCGGGAAACATGACAAAGCCCTGAGCCCTGCCCAGTTCAATCCCTTCCTCATGAAAGCCGCCCGCAAAAATCGACCGAAGATAAAAGACGTCCGGTTCCTGGCCGGCCTGATGGGTGCCACGATTCCCGATAAGCCAACGCAAAAGGACAAGGTTGAATAATGGCAGGTGAATCGGCCAAACGTGCGGGCGAGACATATAACGGGTTATTCGCAGATGACTCGAAGCTCGTCCGCAGCATGCGACACATCGAGAAGAAGCTGCAGAGATGGGGCAAACGGATCACTGCCATTCGGAAGGGCAAGGCTGAATAATGGCGGGTGCTGGTGCTATCCGTGCGGGCCGCGCGTTTGTTGAATTCTTTGCCGACGACAGCAAACTCGTCCGCGGTATGCGCCGGATCGACAAGAACCTGCAAAGCTGGGGTAAGCAGGTCACTGCGGTCGGGACTGCGGTCGCCGCTGCCGGCTTGGCCGTGCTCTCGCCGCTCGTCGGGGCCGCGGCGATGTTTGAATCGATGGGCTCGGCGCTGAACGATATGTCGATGCGGACAGGCGCAAGCGTCGAGGCCTTATCGAGTCTTGGATTTGCCGCCAGCCAGTCCGGCGCCAGCATGGAAGACGTCGAGACTGGCCTCAAGAAAATGAGCAAGTTCGCCTTTGCTGCCGCGTCCGGAAATAAAGAAGCGATCCTCACTCTAAATCGACTCGGCCTAAAGGTCAGCGACATCGCCAAGCTGGCTCCCGAAGAAATGTTTCGGCGGATCGCTACGGAAATTGGAGCAATTCAGAACCCGACAGCACGGGCCGCGATGGCGATGCAGGTATTCGGTAAAACCGGCACGGCGCTATTGCCAATGATTGCCGAAATGGAAGCGCTCGAGGCCCGCGCGCGGGAACTCGGAATTATCATGTCCACCGAGGACGCGCAGGCCGCGGACAAGCTGGGGGACTCCTGGGGCGAGCTCAAGGCCGTTGGAAAGGCGCTCGTGTTTCAGGTGGGTGCCGCACTCGCCCCCATGCTTACGAATCTGATCACCAAGGCCGCCGAGACGGGAGCCGCATTCATCCAATGGGTGCGCGACAATCGCGAACTGATCATGACGATCGCCAAGATCGCCGGGATCGTCGTGGCCGTCGGGGCTGGAATCGCCGTCCTGGGGGGCATCGTCTATGTCGTCGGTGCCGCGTTCGGCGTCTTGGCAACAATCGTCGCCGGCGTCGCCGCCGTCGTGGGGTTCCTAATCTCGGCGTTCTCTTTCCTGATCAGCCCGATTGGCCTGGTCCTGGCTTCGCTGGCCGGTCTGGTTGTCGCCTTCTTCATGTTCACCGACATGGGCAAGCAGGCGTTGGATTTCATCGCCGGGGCATTTGCGAACTTTTCGGCCGATGCGATTCAAGCCTGGCATGGGATCCGCGACGCGCTTGGCAAGGGCGACATCGGTCAAGCGATGGTCGTCGTCGGAACATTCCTGACGCTGCAATGGGCAAAAGTTGTCGCTTTCATGTGGCAGAAGTGGGCCGATTTTCTGAATTTTATGATGCCATCGGCGCAAGCTATTGCGCTAGCAATTGCGGCGACGTTTATTGATATGTCCGCCGCGATCGCCGATGCGTTCCTGTTGGCGGTCGAAGCAATCCAAAAAATGTCGGATCTAGTCAAAGACATTCTCGTAGGGATGAACCCTTTACTAGCTCCGGCTTTCGCTGCCATGAAAGGAATCGACGTTAAAGGGGAGAGAAATAAAGTTATGGTGGCCGCTGTGGGCGCAAAAATCGCTGCCGGTGTGGGAATTGCTGCCGGTGGCGCTGCCGCTGTCGGAGGGGCCGACGCCGCCGCCGCTGCAGCGCTGGATAATGCCAACAAGGCCAAAATCGCCTTTGACGATGCGGTCAAAGCTGCCCAAGAACCCGGCAAGAAATTCAATCCGAACGCGCCGCAAATGAACATCGGCGATCTGCGCGATGGGCTCGAGCAGTCGAAGGCGGCCGTCTCCGGGACGTTCAGCGCCTCGGCCGCCGCGGGGCTGGCTGGCGATTCGAAACTCGACAAGGTCGCGGACAATACCGACGACATGCGCAAGAGCCTCAAGACAATCGCTCTGAAGCCCGTCGGCATGGGGGTGATGTAACCAATTATGTCAGTCGCCGAAAAGTACAATTCCCGCCGTCAGGTGCGCGGTCAGCAGCCGGTTCAGGAAGTCGGCTATCTGATGGTCGGCTATGGCGACGAGAACGAAGCCATCGACGCGATGCTGGCCTTTGCCCCCGTCTCCTGGGACATCGGCGGAATCACGTTGCCCCCCTTCAATCCGGAAGCCCATGAAATCGGACCAGAGATCTGGGAAGGGAAGATGACGTATGGCTTCGGGTCGATCGAACAGACGATCGGCTTCGATACCTCGGGCGGCAAGGCCAAAGTCACTCAAAGCCTGAATACGCAATCTTATCCGGCCGACGGGGTCGAAGCGCCAGATTTCAGGGGAGCGATCGGAGTCACGAAGAGCGGCGTCGAAGGGGCCGAGGTCACAGAACCCGCCCTCGCATTCACGATTAAAAAGACATTCGATGCGGCGGCCGTCACGCTCGATTACGTCAAGACGCTGAGCGACCTGACCGGCAGCTATAACAATTCATCCTTCCTCGGGTTTGCCGATGGGGAGATCCGATTCGACGGGGCGCAGG